GAGTACGTCAAGCACTATCTCAAGAGAAAATTTAAAAAGAGACGGGTAGGTCCTCATCACGTTTTTTCTCCCAGATTTATATAGGGTTGTGTTTTCCATCGGATTCAATCTACTTCTATACTACAATTTCAGAACCTTGCTTTCGTGGATTCTAAAATTTTCCGACCCACTGAAATATAGGAACTTGCTTTTCCATGGGTATGCTTCTCTACTCTATACTCACACGCGCGTGTTCTATTATATCTTCTACAAATAACGCGGTAGATCCTTCGGTGACCAGCATTTCGATATCTACTTGACATCTTGCTTGTGTTCTGTTATTTGTTATGGCACAGAAGGAGGTATTCAATCATGCAGAATGTAGGGGAGCTTACTCTGAATAAAGGATTAGTCCGCAAAGACATACCCTTGTTTGCCTGGGATGGTGTTTCTGATTGTGATCCTCTCCGTTGTGTCGTTTCTGATAAATGCGTTTATGGCAAGACTGGGAAGTGTTCCGTACAGATGCAGTATCTTGAAGCTCTGTATGGTGCTATCCTTGATACCTATCGGTATTTGGATAAGACCATGCTATTTAAGATAGGGATGCAGATAGTGCCTCTGTATATCTCTCTTGTGAAGATGCAGATGGTTGAGATGTCCTTGGATTCACCTATGATGGTGAATGATAAAGGGGATGTTAAAGCACATCCTGTATATCGGGAGATCCGGGATACATTGAAAACGATTTATACGATGTGGAAGGATTTGGACTTATCCTTTACCTTCGGTGGCAAGATAGATCCTTCTGGGGGCAGGGGTGTTGGTGAGGAGGTTCCTGTAGATAATGAGCGGGGGGACCCGACCTACTACAAGAGGATATCTGAGAACAACGTATCACGGAAAGGGATTGTACGATGATCTGGTTAGTGTTGTTGGTGGTTGTGCTTGTTTTGTTTCCGGGTGTTCGGAGACGCTTCTTTGCTGGTATGAAAGGACATCTTCGGAATGCCGGTACTAATTGGGGGAAGTAATGGCTAATGATGTCCGCAAGCATAAGATAATCAAGCGGAAGAAGAAATCCTTGTTCAATGCTGAAAGTGTTTACCGGATTGGATTGGATTCTCTCGAACCCTACTTTATTTATGAACCGGAAGACTATCGGGATGGGCCAGAAGGGTTTATATCCTGGTGTGAGGATAATGTCTGTATACCCATCTATCCTGTAGGGGCAGTGATGGCGTCATGGTGTCCGATAAAAGATTTACCTGATGAGGAGAATCCTCGTACAGGTCGATCATACAGAACGATTTGGGATTCTCAGAAGGAAGTGGTAAGACAGGCGTTGCGGATGGTTAATGGTGAGTTTATCCACCGTCTGATTGTGTTCTGTTGGATGCGTGGTGAAGGGAAGTCTTTGCTTGCTTGCCTTGTGCAGTTGTGGAAGTTCTTTAATTGGTCGAAACAGCAGATCGTTCTTGGGGCCAACTCTAAAGAGCAAATTACATTTGTCCACTTCGATATCATGAAAGACATCATCATCAATAGCCCTAATCTTTTGAGAACGGTGGGCAAGCGAAATATTCAGGAAAAGAAGATAAAGCTGACAGACACGAACGGGAATGATGTTTCTGTCATACGAGCTATATCCTCATTCTCAGGAATTGTCTCCAATATTACTGGATATACATTCTCCGAAATATTTGATATGAAAGCCCCGAAGTTCTTTGTCCAACTTGATGGGTCTATTCGTAATATCCCGAATGCTTTTGGAGTAATCGACTCCACTGTTTCTACAAAGACCCACATCTTGTATCAGTTGTTTGAATCCTTTGTTAAAGGTAAAGATCCTACAATTTACTTCAGCTATCGTAGCAGCAGGGAAGGAAGTGCTGATGATTATTGGAATCCCAATATGGACCAACAGCAGTTGGACAGTTATAAGTCGAAGTTTCCTCTTGGAGATTTTGATCGGTACTTTAAGAACACATGGAGTTCTGCTACTACAAGGATCTTCTCTGAAGAAGCTATTGCGGCTATGCAGTATTTGGGATGTGACAATACTCCTGGTAATGCTGCGGAGTTAATGAAGATAGTGGATAAGAAGATGAAGATAGCCAGTAATATGAAGTCCTTGATTGAGAACAGGTCCATCATCCGAAACTTCGATCCTGAGAAACATGAAATGGCTGTTTTGGAGAATCGTCTGATTCCTTTGGAGAAGTATTACAGATTGAGGGATGAGGGCGGATTTCCTATAATGGCTACCCTTGATGATTTAGAGAGATTGGGAAGTGTTCTCGATACAAAGTGGGCTATTCTTGCGGGTATAGATCGTGCTGATCCTATGAAAGTGACAAATCGTGGAGCACGGACTATGTTCACTTGTGTTGCTAAAGGATTGCCCGGAAGCGGTTCCCGTCCGTTTCTTATCGACGAAAGTCATGTCCCCAGTTATTTATATGTAGTGCTTCATATAGTCAATGTTGAGAATCACAGTTTGGAAGATTTGAAAACCCTCGTCCTTGCTGTCAATGAAGAATTTGGTGGGCTTGATAAGCTATGCGGAGAGCGGTGGGGTATATGGGATTTAGTTCCTTGGTGTGAAGGTCAGGGTATTCCGTTTGAAGCAATCTTCCCCACGTATGATAAACAGAAAGCCGCATTCAGTGAATTATACCTCACAACTTCTGGTTGCCGTTTGAAATGTCCTCAATTAGGAGTATGGGGGAGCAAAGAAACAGATATCTTGCGAGAAGAAGCCGCCATCTTCTATCACGATCCAGATAAGCATTGGTTTGGTTCTCCAGAAAAGAATGAAAGAGGTGGTGTTCAAGATGACTGCCTCTTCAGTTTGACTTGGTGTATATATGGGGGCCGCGAAATTAATGCCAATGACTTTAGAGAACGCCGTTCCGAGACGTGGTATGGAACGATGCTACATGAGGTTGTTCCTCTCGGCGCCTATTAATTCTTAATTTCCTTTAAAAATTACTTGACTTTTTAGAAAATCGGATCTATTTTTTATCCAAAATGATAAGAAAACTCGTCTTTTGGAGGATATTTCCATGAAAATCGAGAAAATGGACCATATTGCATCTGCTTTAAGTAAATTGGATGATAATGAGCTTATGGCAATACGCTTCGCCATGCCCTGGCAAGAGGATATATCTGGAGAAGAAACAAAAGATGCTGACGGCTTCGCAGTAGCAGGTGTTAATGTTTTGGAAGATAGAGCGGCCCTTCAGAAGTCTTGTTGGGACAAATTCAATAAAAGTCCTTTTGTTGGTACGGCTATTCGAGGGCAAGTAGGCCGTTTGACCGGTCTTGGCTTTGAAATCTCTTCGGAAATCTTTGATATTCAAGAGAAAATAGAGCTTATTGAACGAGATCCAAGGAATCGACTATATACAAATTGGACGAAGTTTGTAGGAAGAGCCTTCATCGAAGGGGAGCTGTTCCTGATGCTCACCGTTCATCCTGATGGTTTTATTGAAACAGATTTCATTGATCCTTCTCATATAAATGGGGGAGGAGAAGATGGGATCATCTACCATCCAACAAAAACAACCTTTCCGTTATTCTACTTCGTTACTGTTACAGAATCCAATTACATACAGAGCACAGGGTCGGTTCTTGTGCCATCTATTTATATGGCATATTATCCTGAATTGATAAAAGTAGCAAAGAAGTGTACGGGATTTAAGGATTCTCAGACAAAAGAATCAAGGAACAGTAAAAATACATTCAATAATTTGGGAGGATTCCAAAGATTCATTGTTTCTTGGGATCGTTCTTTTGTGACGAGGAGGAATATCTCTTATCTTCGGACAGTTGTAGAATGGCTGAATCATTACGAAAACCTCAAGAAATATGAGATAGATCATAAGAAATCGGCAGGGGCGTACTTGTGGGTTGTCACTATTGAAGATCCAAAAGCGTTTCGTACTTGGTTGAGTCTTACTGATGATGAACGGCGTAAGACAGGTATTATGGCAAAGAAGACCCCTGGCAGCACACTCGTTATGCCTCCCGGTATGACTATAACAGCACAGAATCCAAAACTTCCTTCTATTAGTGATGCTGATACTGATATTCTGCATATGGTTACCGGGGGGCTTAATGAACCAGAAGATGTGTCTACTGGGCAATCGAAAGGGACATTTGCTTCGGTAAAAGCGTCTCGGGGACCCATGTCCGATCGTATTATGGACGAGATTGCTTATTTTGAGCGGTTTCTCCGATACGATTTCTATCGGGCCGTGTTCTTTCTTATGAATAAAGTATCAGACTTCCCAGAATCGTTCTCTGTAAAGACGGCTGTTGATTTTAAGGGAAAGAAACCTGTATTTAAGGATGTAGACAAGAAACCAGAACAATTGATCGATATAACCTTTCCGACTTCGGAAGTTGTTGATGCAGAGACACGGGCTAGGGCTTATTTAGGGGTTAAGCATGGTTCGGTGTATGATGTTCTTGGTATACCAAATAAAGAGATTGCTAGGAAGGTTGGATTTGGCAATTATCGTCGTTTGAGGTTGGAGCAGGCTACTGAAGAGGATCGTTTTCCTGTCCTACAGCCTCCTGTTGATGCCGCAGGACAGCAAGCAGAACCTAAGCAGAAAATGGGAGTTGACGGACAACCGATTAAACCTAAAGCGGGGGAAGTTGTCGTTCCTGTAAAGAAGAAAAAGATAGTAAAACCAGTAAAGTAATAAAGCAGTTCAATTGGAGGAATCCAAAATGTCCGTGTACACATCGACAGGCAAGAAGATTTTACGTCATCTTGATTATCTGAAGTCTTTTCAGGAGACACACAGAATAAAGCCCATCTCGTTGCAGATAGCACCTACAAGTAGGTGCAACTTAAATTGTTGTTTTTGTTCTAATGCCAATAGACAACAGCATGAGGATTTACTGTTAGTAGACCTATTTTCTTTCCTTGCTGAAATGAGAAATAGAGGGGCTAAAACAGTTGAATGGACAGGTGGTGGGGATCCTACTCAGTATGAATATATACGGAATGCCATCGCTTTCGCTCATAATTTAGAATTTCAACAAGGTTTTATTACTAACGGCATCGATCTTGTTAAAAATGTAGGAATACATATTCAATATTTGGATTGGGTTCGTATTTCCTTAAATTCATTGGATTACATTGGCAATATTGACATCCCCATCGATTATAAG